GTGCGGGTCTCCTCGATGGTGGACTTCAACCCCAACCGCGCAGCCACCAGCGCCTGCACGTACACGTCCTCATGCTCCAGCAATGCACGGAACGCCTCGTCGGTCTTGGCGAATGCGTAGGTCTCCTTGCCCGTAGTCGGGCTGAGCTTCATGGGTGGCTCCACACCGCGAGCCCGTAGCAGGTCGGCGAACTGAGGGTTGGACATGATGGACGTGGTCTCCACGCCCGACAGCGCCTTCAGCAGCTTGTCCTTCTTAACCAATACGGTCTCAAGATGTTGCTCCAGTACCGGCAGCGAAAGCTCAAAGACCGGGGTGATGAACATCCGCAGGGTCAGGTCGATCAGCTTCAGCTCGGGCTTCGGGAACCCGTTCAGCACCATCAGGTTGAACAGCCGGTAGCACAAGTTTACATCGTTGATGCAGTACTCACCGTAGCGTGCCAGCTCTTCGGGACTGAAGTCGAGCCGGTGTTTGCCCAGCGCGTTGACCACCTCGGTGCCCTTCTCCCCTAGCTCGTACTTCTTGGACAAGGCATCGAGCGACACAGACCCTGCACCGTCACCCAATGCGTTGCCCATCGACATGGTATCGGCGAACAGCTTTGGTTTGATACCGAACCGCCAGTTGAGAATGGCACCGTCAAACGCTGCATTGTGCGCCAGCATCATCGAATTAGCCCAATCGAACTGCTGCAAAAACGCCTTGGTCTCGTCGAGCGTCCCACTAAACCACTGCGTTTCCCCCTCGTTGACCTTGACCGCTACACCGATAACTTCAAACAGGTCATCCCGTATGTAGGCTTCTGTGGTCAGCTTCTTCAGGCTGAACTGCTTGTCGTAGTACGTCTCAAAGTCGATTGTTATTAGGTTCACGCTACACGTCCTCGTTAGGTATTGCTGTTTGTTTTTGTCGGTAATACCACTCGGTGTTCTTGGATGGCACGTAGCCGACAATCCCCTCGTCAGAACGCTTGAACCGAATCTCGGGTCTGGCACACCAGCCTTTTGCTTTCATCTCTGCCTGATAAGCCGGGGTACAGTCCGTGCAAAACCACGACTCGTAAGGTGGAGGACTAAGCCTTGCGGCTCGCCTCCATTCCTCGTATTGCTCCGGGGTAGCGCACAGGTAGTTCATACGGACGATATGCGCGCGTTCTAGGTTTTTAGACCGACTCATGCTTTCTTCCTCACGACCTTGATCTTCGGCTCCGCCATTACCTCTTGTTTGTATGCCTCGACGGTCTTGGCGATGTTGGTGTGTGTTGCGTCGGTCGGCACGAACTTGCACCCTACGTCAATGATGTACTTGCCGCGTGACCGCAGGTAGTCGATTGCTTTCGTCAGCTTCTCGTTCATAGCCATGCCTCCTCAATGTCAGCTGGTGGTTTGCGTTTTGCGCTTTGCCGCACGGGCTTTTGCCATGTGGTTTTGCGCCGTGCCGTTGGTCCAGAAGGGGCTGCGTTTGGTGTACTTCTTGCGCCTACGTTTCTTCGGGCTGAGCCAGTATGCGCTCCGCTTGATATAGGGTCGCTTGCGGTTTGGATAAGGGCTTTCGGGAACGGCCAGATTGAGGGGAGGGTATCCATCGGGTCTCTCCAGTTTGTAAGGGGCTTCTTCTTCATCTCTCCTTTTGCGCCTCACCATAAGAAACTCATGCGCTGCGGCGACTAACACTAACACAAGAACGAGAATGCAGAGAATCGAAAAAATAGCCAGAAACGCTTCCGTCAGTTTAGCTTCTTCCATTATGTCCTCCAAATGTAATTACGCGGTTGAGTAACAGCTTTCTCCTTCTTGCAGCATCCACACGTACCCATGTGCATCGTGGTAGCGTGGTTTTCCAACATCTTCCCCGCCAACAACCCAGCACAACCAAGGCAGATGAGGTCATACTCCATCGGGTCTTTCATCTCCCGAGGCTGGTCGGGGTTATCGTAGAACGAACGCATAAATAGCTTCATTTACTCTCCAGTTCAATCAACAGATCAATAAAGTGCTTCGCCTTCTTCAAATCCTCAATACCGTTCTTGTTGCGCCAGCGGCTGATGTACTTGATAACGCAGCCTTCGATGTAGGGGATGTTGTTCTTGTGGATGTATTCGACCGGCTGGATAGCCATGCTCTTGTAATGCCCACCACCCACCTGAACGTCTAGTGCTTTTTCTGTCATGTGTTTTTCTCCTTTAATAGTGATTTCACTTCCTCAGCAATCGCAAGTGCAAGGTCTGAGTCCATCTCTTTATGTGCGTTCTTGCTATGGCCCCATCCCCTTGCGACTGCGCCGAGTAAATCGTCCCACGCCACCGGCTCCTGCTTCTCTGCCTGCTCAATGGCGGTGCGGAGGGCGGTGATGGCTGAAATTGCTTCATATCCTTCCGGAGATTCGTCAGTAGCAAATAAATACAACGCCTCCAGCGCCTGCTTCATGGCTTCAATGCTCATTTCTCTCCCCTCCCTTTAATTACCCTATCCAACATATCCCGCAGCCTGCCCTCAAAATTACTGTAGTCTCTGTGGCAAGCATCAATCTGTTTCTGGTTGATGGTGAAGTCCCTTGCACCGTCCTTCATCGCCCATCGTATCGGCTTGTTGGTGATGTATTGCCCTGCCCAGTCAGGCACCGGGCCGGGTGGCAGCTTGGTTATTTTCATCTCTCCCCCCTCTCTTTAAAGGCGGTAGTTATTGCTTGCATTGGATGCTGTAAATTATGGTTAAACCCATCCCGCCATATAATTTCGGCGCGATACCCGGCAAGAATATCCTTAACCATTGTGAGGCAAGCATCACGCTCGGCTGCGGCGACAAGGGAGGCAAAACTTTCTAGGTCTTCTATCCAGCACTCAGCCCCTAACGTGCCATAGCGGACAGAGACGCCAGCCTCCTGCGCCATCTTGATGATGTCATCTCGTTTCATGCCGATCCTCCCCGCCGTTGATTGCTCTGCTGGCATGGCCATACTCGCTTCAAGGCAGCGGCCACAATGAGGTCTGCTGTCTGGTTCCGCACTTCAGGGTTATCGCGCAGGTAGGCGAATACGATGTCCCTGATCTGCCCTCTGGTGATCCCCTCTGAAGGGCAGAAGTGCCGCCACTGCGCTGCATCCGATGCTCCGCTCGTGTAGCCGAGGCAGTCGAAGATGTCCCCGTATTCGCTGCTGCTGCAAATGCGGAACAGCGTGTTGCCCGAGAAGAACTCTGCACGAGCAGGTGATGCGAATGCAGTACACACGATTGCTGCGATGATTAGCTTTTTCATTTTCTCAACCTCGGTAGTTTAAGTTTTGCTTCCCCATCAGCAGGGAACAATTCCTCTGCCATGTATTGGCGACCTTTAATGACGTAACTAAATCTTCCGTATTTGTTTTTCCTGACCTTCTCAACCACGCCAACGAAAGGGCTTTCAAAATTAAACGGGTAGACAGCAGCGTAATCACCGACTTGCAGCCATTGCTTTTTGTAGTCGATGTCGTGGCGGCTCATTTCCACTCCCAACATACCGGCTTACCATCCAGCCGGGTGAACACCGTCATGGCCCCATCGACCTGCGGTAGCCTGCAAGCCTTGACGATAGCCGCCTCCTGAAGCATCTGTTGATCGAATTTATGTTCTGCGTATCGGATGAACATCGACAGCAGACCGGCACCGAACACCACCCCAAAACCGAACCAGATGGCTCGGCTCCTCATGATGCTGCTTTTATCTACGACTATTGGTTTCATGCTTCTCTCCTGTAAAAGTGCGCAGTGCCCGAATTACAGCTTCTTCCCACAACGACCCCCGCTGTGTGGCATCCGAGCTAATCCCCGCAGCTGCGCCTACGGGTCGAAACGAGGGTCATTACACAAATTTGGATTCTTTTAAAAATTTTTCCAGCAGTGCAACATCCGTGTCCCTCACCACGATGGCTACACCACCAGCGTCATTAATTCTGTCGATCTCCCGCGCCTGCAGCGCGGTGGGGTTTTTGCCGTTAGCCTTGCACTCTATTGCAAAAAACTGCCCGTTCTTGCAGCAGCATACGATGTCCGGCACACCACTCCGCCCATACCCGCCAGTCGCCGGAAAGAAGTAATACACCCCGTACTTATTCAGAACATCGACGACTTTTTTCTTGACCTTACCTTCCGGCGTCATGGCCATTAGATGCTCCTCCCCTCTCTGACGCCCTTGTCGTACAGGGCCTCCAGCTTCCACATCACCTGCCGCTTTAAGCCCTTGGCGCGTAGGAACATCACGCCGTCAGACCGAATCATCACGGTCAAACAGCGGGGGCCGCTGTCATGCACAACCACAGACTCCAGCTCCCGCACTATGTCCTTGCCATCTTTTAGTTTCGTCGGCATGTTGCCCTCTCAAAAGTCGAACCGGTTCAATATATCCTTCACCCGCGCTTTAACTTCGTTACGCGTGCCCTCGCTGGTGCGAATGTCCTTGGCACTGACACCCGTCAACGCGGCTTCCAGATACTTGCGTGCAGCTTCAAGCTGCGGGTCGTTCATGATATTCAAGCGGGTCAGCAGACTGCACAACTCCACGCCGTTCTCAAGATGCGATTCGTGGAACTGCCCTGCTTTGGTCTTTTCGCCATTCGCAGATGCGACTGCCGCTTGTTGCTTCTTCTCCAGCCTGTCCACCAAAGTCTTCAGGTACTCATGCAGACGCCCCCAAAGTTCCTTGGCGGTAGACTCTTCACGCTCACGATACATCTTTTCGTATTGTTCTTGCAACTCATTTTTTAGGGCGGTCTCAGTCGCAACCCGAAAGTCGTCGGCCAGCGGCACCGGATGAAACACGGTCCGAATACTGAACTTATGCTTGATCTTGTCCTCGGCAGGGTAGTCATCCCGGTTGAACAACGCCCCGATCTGGAAGGCCGCTGCTGAAATTAGGGTCGGATACGCTACGATAAAGTCTTGCACCGCAGCATCGAACTCCTGTTCCATCTTTACCAGCTCTTGCTTGTATTCAAAGAAGTTCCCCATCGGGAGCAGCCGGGTGCCGGTATCCGACCACGGCAGGGTCTGACGCAGATGCCAGTTCCTGATTCTGCCCGAGATCGACTGCACCAGCTCCAGCTTGTCGGTGCCAGCGAAGAGGTTTTTGTGATAGTTACCCGCTTTGGTGCGGGTCTGCTTGGCGGCGTCAACCTCACCGCTTACCTTCTTGTCCATCTTGCGCCCGGTCCAAACCGAGATGTTGAGGTCCACCAGCACGCCGTTTGTAGTGATGCTCATTTCACTTCTCCTTATTGGAATTTAAGTTCTTCAACTTCGCTCTTTACTTCTTCCAGCTCGTTTTCCAGCACACCTACCCTGCTGTCCAACCCATTCACTTCATCCCGCACCTCCTCAACCTCGCGCTGCACGTCTTTGAGGTCTTGGGCGTAATCGTTCATCGCCCGCTCGACTTCGGACTCCACGTTGCTGTTAAGTTGCCGATCTACTTCTTCGTCTACGTAATGCTCCAAGTTATTTTCCATTTCGCTTAGCGCGTTACCAAGCTCGGTGTCTACCATTTCGCCGAACCACGCAGACTCCTTGAGGCACATCTCCACCGCCGCCTTCATCTCGTCGTTCAGCGGCGTCCTCTCCAGAATCGCCATCGCTTTGGCCAACTGCGCTTCCAACGCCTCTACCCGCTCTTCCAATGTCATTTTCATTCCATTTCTCCTTCTTCGTTAAAGTCATAGTCGTTGATTTCGATACACTCCACTGCATACTCTTCACTGGTTTCCCAGTCGTGATCAGCTTCCAAGTCCTTGTAGATCATCCGCATCAGGTCTTTGCACCAGTCTTTGAACTCTTCGATGGCTTCGTATGCTGGGTAAGCCCCATTCATGTCAAAGTCAAACGCAATACTGTTCTCGTGGTAGCAACGCCCTCGATGATCCAGCGAAGCGCGTATAACAACCGGGCTCTCATAATCATTCATTCCATCATCATCCCCAATCGTATTTAACAGCTTGTGTAACCCCCTCACCTTCTCCAAGTAAGGCATGATCTCCTGCAGCCGCTCGGCGCTGGTATGACCCTCAATGTTTTCCCACTCTACCCAGTCAATGCTCCACTGCGCTACAAAACACGCGCCGTCCCCCTGCGAGTGAAAGCCGGTCCACCCAATGAATACCTTTATAAAACCCAAAGCCTTCAGAAACAGCTCCCAGTTTTCACGCACGCAGTCCCCACTAAAATACTCGCTGTTACGTAGCTGTATATGCTCCACAGCTTTGCGCTTTGCTTCGTCGCTCAGCTCGGCGTATTTCATGGTTTATTTTTCTCCTCTTGGTATTGCTTGTAGGTCTCTGCATTGAGCTTACCCATCGCGACACGCTCCAGTGAGAGGTTTGCGATTGATATCTCAGCGGGCTCGATGATCTCTATGCTGTTACCCTTACCATCGGCACCTGTCATCCACTTGCCCTCCAGCTTGTAAGCCCCTCCATTGGCTATGAACTCCATAAACACCGTAGCTGCCTTCACCGGCACAATAAACTCGTTGTAGCCGAACTTGAGGATCACCATACCTTTGCCGTCACCGATCATGTCGCTCTCCCTATTTCAAATGTATCGTCTTGCCCACAGGGGCTACTACCTTGTTACCGCCAGTGATTACGAACAGCACAGGGCACGGCCACTGCCCACCCCAGTCGTCGCCAACATACCCGTCAGTCAGGACGACCGCACACTCCGGCTTGAGGTTGTTCTCGCGGAGATATGCAGTGATGCAGCTGGGGCGTGTGCCACCACCACCCTTGGGCTTGGTCTTGGTCTCCAACCCATCCAGCTCATGCACGCCGTATTTCTCATGCGCTGCGACGTTGCTGTCCCAGTAGATCATGTCGAGCACCTCGGGCTGCACTTGCTTGGCGATACCCACGACCTCGGACATGAACTCCCGCAGCTCCTTGCCACCGACCGAACCCGACGTGTCGATGCACACCGCCAGCCGACCCACCGACTCGCTGATATGCCCCGGCAGATACACACCCGAGCTCACGAACCGGCGGTTGACCTTGCGCCATGTGGACATATCCCGCCCCATGCACTGCGCAGTCACGAACTCACGTAACATCTCACGCCAGTTTACTTGAGGCTCCAGCAGCTCGGACAACCCTCGGTCGAGTTTGCCCCCACGTTTACCGGCGAGGATGGCACCTTGGCGCAGGGCTTGGTCGATCTGGGCGGCGATCTCTTTCTGCTGCTGCTCGGGCATATCCCCGGCCTCGTCCCACCCATGCTCGTCGAACCCTTTGCTGCTGCCTTCACCCTCGCCTTTACCCTTGTCGCTCTGCTGCTCGTCCTTCAGTATGCGAAACACCTGCCCGGCGTCCATACCTTTGAACCTCGGGTCGGCGCAGCCGGGGAACTTGCTGGGCATCTTGATGAAACCCTCGCCCGCGTCGATGTCGAGCAGCTTCAGGTTGATGACGTGGTCACAGGCGATGTTCGCCAGCTTCGGGTCCTCCTTGTAGAGATGCTTCCACGTCGTCAGGTGCCGGAACGCCTTGTGGTAATTCTCGTGCAGCACCACGAACCGCAGCTCTGGCTCGTCCATATTGGCCACGAACTTACGGCCATACTTGGTGGTGAACCCGTCGGTGTAGGCCGTTGGAAACCGCTCGTCGATGCTGGTCTTGCCGAACACCACCACACCACCGATTGCACAGTGCTTGATGTGGTTGACGATCTTCAAGTGCGCCCGTGACAGGCGCTGTTCTTCGGTCAGCTTCATGTCTCTTCTCCTTCGTTCAGTAATTTACACATGGCTTCGGCTTCTTCAAAGTCTCGTGTGACAAAGTTCTCAACCCGCTTCGCGAGGTAGTTGTCCTCGATGGTGTAGCGTGTAAGCGGCTTAGCGTTTACTAAGTCCCGTGCCTCATGCTTAACCACCACGAACCGCTTGATGCGGGCTCCGAATATCGGAGATGCACCTACCATGTTACCCATACACCCCCCTTACTTCGTGTCGAACATCCAATGGTTCTCGGTGACCCACTTCACGAATGACCGGTTTACCAACGCCACATCACGGCACGGAGACTTACCTGCGTTGATACAGAACACGGCTTGGAACTCCTTGGCCATACGCTGACAGTAGATCATCCAGCTGTCGAGCGTGCTCTTGTTTACTCGGGCCAGTGCTGAGTAGATGGTGATGAACGACGCCGCTGCGTTGCCTTCGGTGGGGAGCCTAGCAGTCTCCGGGTTTGTGGTAATGCTCTCCCACGTCGGCAGCTGATCGGCCAGTGTTGCATACGCCATCATGTCCCGCGCCGCCGATTCACCCACACAGCCCGCCACACCTGCGATGGTTGCATTGGTGCCGAGCTTGTCACGGTTCTTGATGATGTGGCTTGCCTTGGTCAAGGAACGCGGGGTAACGAACGCAGTCACCGGCTTGTTGGGGTGGTAGATGTATTGATTGTCATCCTGCCCACCCTCGTCGAACGATGCCAAGCACTGCGGGTTCTGGTTGACCCATGCAATGACCTCGGGCTCGACTCCGTTGCCCATCGCCCATTCGCACCACTCCTCGGCATTGGGGGAGCGCACCGTCACGAACGATAGCCGGTTACGAGCATGGGGCTGGATCATGTCACCCAAACCCTCGCCGGTCTTGTTGGTCGTGCCGAACACGATGCTACCCTCGGGCAAGGCGTGCTCACCCATCTTACGCTCCAGCATGAGGCGCAGGGCTGTGTTCTGAACTGGGCGCATGGCTTTGCCGAACTCGTCCAGCATGAGGATCACCGGCTTGTTGCTATGCAGCCGCAGCTCGCTGTTGGGTGCGAAGTGCGTGATCTTGACGCCGTTGTGCTCCTCCACATACGGCACACCAGACAGGTCGGCCAAGTCCTTCGTGGTCATGTCGATGTAGACCGCCTCGTGGGTGTCTTTGAACTGCTCGGCCAGCCCCCACAGCAGCGACGATTTGCCGATGCCCATGCCGCCCTGCAGCATTATAGTAACGTGCTCACCGCAGGTGGCGATGAGGTTGCGAGCTTCGTTGAGGCTGACAGTGTTTTGAATTTGCATTTTGCTTCTCCTTTTGGTTTTAATTGATTTCTATGCTTCTGTTGATGCCCAACCTAAAATCTACGTTGTATCCTTCGGTTGTGTATTCGTTGTCATCTAGCTCCTCTCCGATACGGGCGAACTCGTAGCAGAACAGCTTGTTGATGCCGCTGCCTCCATCGAGCTCGTCGTTAGCTATAAAGTCCTCGCAAAACTGCGTAGCTAGTCTGTTGAACCGCTCAACATCTTTATAGCCGTCATACCACTTGATGTCGTTGAACTGAAACAGCACGCCATGCTCATCGACCGTCACGTCGTTTTTCATGCTGTGCGCCTCCAGTCCCCCATCGGCTTGCACGCCAGCCCACCACAAGTCGAGCAGAGCTCGGGCCTTGTCTGCACGCTCCGGTGATTTGTTGTGTATTGATACATAGAAATACGCTGCAACGTCGCTTCTGTAGCCCATCGCTTTCTCCTTATACTCTAAACATCATCTGGCCGTTGTGATCGTTGAGCATGGCCATACCTGCCTTTGTGCTCATGAACTGCTGATACTTTTGCCACGCTTGTGCGATAGCCTCCTGTCGGTGTGTGGAAAACCCGGTGAAGGTAACTGCGTCATCCGATGCCGCTGGGTTTTTGGGGTGTTCAATACGTGCCTCATACCCCGCGTAGCTCTTGGTCACAAACAACCCGGCCCCGTCCAGCTTGAGCAGGGCTTCCATCTCATCTTCTCTCATGCGATATACACTCCTCTGCGGTAGAGGCCACGGCCAGTGACCTCGATTGGTATATATAGTTCTTCTCTCGTTACCCACCCTTGCTGCAGCACCTCTGCATACACAGAGTCCCACGGCACCACGTTACGCAAGGCATCGCCCAGTTTTGCCAATATCTCCAGCATGTGCCCGCTGTTCAGGTCTTGGTCTTGGTCCGGGCGGTAGCTGCGGATAATGTCGGACAGGGCTTCTTTGGCGTTGTGTATTCTGTTGCTGTTCATACCACTAACCAACCCGTCATACGCACCCACTGCCCGCATTGTTTTCAGGTAGTGTTGCATGTGCTTGACGACCGGGTTGCTGCGTATCCGTTTGGTTGTCTCCTTGTTGTAGAGGTTAATGAAGTATTTGCGTGGGTTCGTGCATTCCCACCGACAACCACCCCCCTCTTCTCTTGGCCTCGCTACCTTCTCAAACCACAGAGAGTCCCGCCCACCATCCAGCATCTCGCCGGATACCCATAGTCTGTTGTTCGATATGTGGGCTCCGAGGGGGGACACGGCATGGATAAATGCGGCTGTGCTCTGTGAAGCCCAACCGTTGTGCAGCACCTGTAGCTTGCCGTTCTCGTAGTAGCGCACGCACTCGGTTGAGTAGAGCACAGCAGCGTAGTATTGCCCGTGCTCGTTGTAGTTCTTCTCGATCCGCATATGCTGTGCACTGCGTTTACCCAACGGGCGCGTGTCGTCTGTCCTCCCTCTGATGGGTCTGACGCTGTTGTATCGTTCCTTCGCCTCGTCGTAGTCATACAGGGGAGGCAGGTGCCATGTTGAAATTGCGAATGCCATTTCACTTCTCCTTTAGTTCCTCGGGTATCTCGACCTCGTCGCCGAGTTTGGATGCGACGTAGCAGCGCATGGCTGCGATCAGGGGGGTGGGGCCGACTACTTTTTCTAGGCCATCAGGCGTGTCGTTATCAAACCTACGAGAATCTCCGATGCAGGCAAACCAATCTTTCTCATCTTCTCCGTAGGCAAGCGTGATTCTCTCCCGCTCGATGATCGGGCCACCCTTCTCCCACTCAGTTGTAAACCCTCTAATCCATGACGCCTTCCCCTCGCACTTCGCTACCAGCCTCTCAAGGGCATCGCCCTCTAGCTCACTCGTTTTGATTTTCATTGCCCTTCTCCTTACCTCGGTTGTTTCTGGTTGGTCTCTCGGAGGGTGCGCTTCGCGGATTGGGGGCTTACGAACTGATACGCGCCCTTCCCATACTCCTGCACTACGCACCATCCCATGCGCTCTTGTTTTGCCTGCTCCTCGCCACACCACAGGCATACGTGATACCCCAGTGCCCACCGCGCAGCGGGCACATCATCTCCACACCACATGCAGTTCCTGTCCATCTCACACCTCCTTGAACACTCGTGTGTAAAAAACCCGGGCATACCGTTTCTCGTAGCTCTCCCGGGGGAATACCCCGCGGGCTCTGACCTCCGCAGCCAACCTACTGCCGAAATAGTGTCCGGGGTAACCCTTGATGCAGTAGAGGTCCATCGGGACGAGGTCGGTGACCCCGTCGTAGCTCTGGGTGGGGCGTGTTTCAGTGGTCATGACGTTTCTCCTTGGTTCGTGGTGTGTGTATGTGCTGTGACGATGGGGCTGGGGGGTAAATCAAAGTTCCCGATCGGGAACTTCTTAGCCATACTGCTCAGGTATATGCAGCAAATTTCCCGAGCGGTAATGCAGGGGTGCAGGAATACAGGACTCCCAACCACATCGCTCCAGCACACGCAGCAGATGCACGGGGTAGGGCTCGCAGGGTTCTTTCCACCTGCTTACATCTACCGCGCTGCACCAGAGGACTCCCCCACAAATAAACTGCGTTAACCGGTTCGGTCTTGGGGGTGTGATGGTGCAGCGTGTGCGCTGTTGGTGTGTTGTGGATTTGTTTATTTTGGTTTGTTACGCGCCGCCTCTGGTCAGTGCCCTATGCCGGTTGTCTCCGGTTCGGCTCCAGTTTGCTGATAAGCGGTTCGGCTGCGCGGGGTAGAGGGTGTTGCCTTATATGGTTTAGGTGTCGTCGTTGCAGCAGCCTCTCGGCCTGTGCTCTTACACCATGCCAAAAACAATTTCCCCCTACCGAACACACAAAACATCTTTTACACAATGAGACCTGATACACAGAGCAACCTGTGATGTGCACCGAATATGTGTTGTTGTTTTTGCTTCCCCGTCTCAGGGTGTGTGCGGGATTGCCCGAATGGGCGTGGCTTGGGTGATGCGGTTGGTGGATAGCCCGCGATGGATGTGTGCTCACCTGCGGACTGATAGTTCCCGCAGGGCTTTTACGGTCGGGCTACGTGGGCTGACTCTGAGGTGGGCGGCGCAGTATCGCCAGCCTCGACCTGTTGTCAGTGGTCGCATAACCCGCATTGTTAAAGAACGAGGGAAACCGCGACAAACCGCACCAAACACAAAGTTCCCGGTCGGGAACTTCAGGACGTCGGCACAATTTCCCATTCACGAACCCTATTATAACACAACCCATATGCTTTGTCAAGTATCTTGTGGAAGTTCCCGGTCAGGAACTTTGGGGGTGGCGGCACGGAGGGGATGGGGGTTTGGAAGAAAAAGTATTGCGAATGGTTAGCGGTTACTCACAAATGTTCCACAATGAAATCAATGGGTTAGGTGAGGGCCGGTTTTGGGGGTGTGAGGTAAGTGCTTGATTCGCAAGAGAATGTGGAGTCCATATTATGCGCGTGTTCCATGTGTTCCATCGAAAAAAGCAGGTTGGAACACGTTATGTAAAGTAAAAATGGCATGGGGAGAGGCAATGGGGGGTGGGGTAAGTCTTTGTTTTATTTATATTTATTTAGTTAGTAGTAGTAGTAGATAGAAAAAGTAATTCGAAAAATGGAGGTGCGTGTTCCATGTTCCATGGGGGGAGAGAGCCTGCCGGACAGGACTTTTTGTGAAGATATTCAACTGCGTTTTATAGGTTGACGACCTAATTTTTATTTTGGCAAACCACGAAAACCGATGGAACATTGGAACATTTGGAACATTTCCAATTAATCAAGGACTTACCGCATTGCAACATGGAACACAAACTGGAACACTGGAACATCAAGGACTTAGCTCATGTTCCATTTATAATCAAGGACTTACAGAACTTGAACCTCAACCTATTTCGGGCTGTTTTACAGGTTGAGTCGGCATCGTGTTCCACGCAAAATCAAGCACTTACGAATACCCACACTCGCAGTGCGTGTAAGACAGCATACCTAAATGCAAATCGTTCTCATCTTCAAAGTTCCCGACCGGGAACTTCTGCCCCCTCTCGCCCCCTCGTGATAGTTTTTGACCCGAAGCCCCTGTGGGGGCTTCGCTGATTAGGTTTGCTGCTGCCTGCCCCGCCCCCAAAGTTCCTGACCGGGAACTTCTGCCCCCCGCTGCCGCCTCGCCGCCCGACCGCTGCCCAGCCTGCCTCGCTCGTCACGCCCGCCCGCACGCGCCCTCGCCCTCGCTTACCTCTCGGGAACTATCACGAAGGTCAAAAAAAGGGGAGGCGGCTCGCGCCGCCCCCCGGAGAATTACTCCTCGCTGATGTCGGCGAGGAACGCTGCCAGCTTCAGCATGTGGTCGTCCTTGTATTCAGCTCGCAGGTATTCAGCAAGCGCCAGGACTTTGTTTTTCACAACATCCGGTTTGATACCGGTATTCAGGTGCATCGTGAACCCGCTGATAGCGCCGGATTCGGTTTTGCTTTTCTTGCTGCGGTTCCCGGTATTCTTGGTTTCGGTCATCTCACGCAGTGCGGTCAAGGTATTGCTGGCGGTCTTGTCGCTGTAACCCGCTGCTACCAGTCCTGCGTAGATTGCGGCAGCAAACGTGTCCTTGCTGGCCCGGGCCTCGATCTTGAACCCAGATTCCGCAGCCTTCAAAACTGTGTACTTCAGATCAGCCTTCGCAGCCTGCCGCGCTTCGTTGGCGCATTCGTAGTCCTGCAGTGCCTCCGTGTAATTCTTGGTGCATGTGACGATCGCGCTGACGGCATGCGCTTGCTGGGTGAAGGCGAGGGTGATGGCTTTCTTGTTGCGCTTGGACATGATATTTCCTTTCGTTGACGGCGCAGCGGAATTGCTGTCCGTAGCTGTATTGTATCAAATACGCGTTAAGTTCCCGTTCGGGAACTCCCGAACCCCACCCGCCCCCGACCCCCCAAATACAATCAAACCTCCTCGCCGCTGCCCCTTGTACTGTGTTTTGCACGAACGATTCCCTATATTTCAAAATCAGGTATAATCCCCACTACTCATATATTATAGGAGGGGTTATGGACGCGCAAAGGTTCGGCAGGTTGGTTGTGGTGGGGCTGCATGGAAAGGACCGGAACTACAATAAAAGGTGGCTATGCAAGTGTGATTGCGGCAACCCCCACATCGTGCTTGGGCATAAACTGAAGGATGGGTCTGTCAAATCGTGTGGGTGCCTTGGTAAAGAGCTTCGCGAAGCGGCGCAAGATCAGGCAGGTTTAGACCGGCGTAAAGCCGCGCGTATCTCCTACAAGGCCATGCTTTCCCGTTGCCATAATCCAAACAACACCAAGTACTATGCCTACGGTCAGCGGGGTATATCCGTGTGTGATCGGTGGCGTTTCGGAGAAAACGGGCATACCGGGTTTGAGTGTTTTTTCTCGGATATGGGCCCCAAACCGGTCGATCATACAATTGATCGTATCGACAACAGCCTCGGGTACACCCCGGAGAACTGCCGGTGGGCAACGCATACAGCGCAGTCGCGTAATCGTGAAAATGTGGCCAAAGTCCATTGTGACGGTGCGTTTCTTCCTTGGTTGGATGTTGTTGACCGCTTGGGGTTAGACCAAATTCTGTCCCGGGTTTGCAGTAATACGGCGCTCCGTCATGCGGCATTAAAAAAGCTGCTGACATCAATTGGTTAGGGGGCGTGGGGGGTACCCCCTCTATATAGAAACACCCCCCTTATAACATCCATACCTCCTTGACATGCCCCCACCCACTACTATATAACCGCTCAAACTGGTGCCAAACCACCTGCATGCAAGAACTACACCCACAAATAGAGCACGGCATTTCGCCTGAACACGCGGCGAAAATTCAAAACCTCTCCCTGATTGAGAGGGCTAAGCTCGCAGTACACACATTCCACACCCTGAACGAAGCTGCAGACCCGTTTCCCAACAGCACGGTGGACGTTGACGAGCTATTCGACGGTGCGGATACCCTGTCGGAAATCGAGAAAAAAGCCATGCACCAGACGGTTCTCGATATTGCCGACCCCAAGGCGACCCCGGACACCCTCCACAAGTCGCTGACCCAAGCCTATAAGTACTCCCGCCCGGCGGTGAAGCGTTTAGACCAAGTCTTAGCGGAGCTGGACGAGGAAATCGTCGATGTTGCAGTGCGGCTGCGTGCGTATACCACCAACAAGCTGATTGAAGAGTCGGACAACCCAGACCCGAAGGTGCGGATCAAGGCGCTGGAGCTGCTGGGCAAGGTCAAGGACGTGGGTCTTTTCACGGAAAAGGTGGAGATCACGCACAAATCCAAGTCCGACGAAGAGTTGGAGGCCGAAATTCGCCGCCGACTGGAGGTCTATATGGGCAAAGCCGAGGTCGTAGACGCGGAAGAGGTAGTAGCGCTGCCTCAAGAAACCCCGGAAACGCCGGAAACGCCGTAAAACCGTGCCGATCCCCTCGCTAGAAGAGCTTCAACGCAACCCGAGCCTGCTCTCTACGCTGCCACGGCAGGAAAAAGAACAAATTCTGGTGCTTCTGGACGAATTAGCCGCCAGAAAGACCAAAAAACGCGCGAAACTGAGCCTTTTGGACTTTGTTTTGCACATCGACCCCAAGTACAAGGTCGGTAGACACCACAAACGCCTTGCTGCCCTGCTGGAAGCCATCGCCCGGGGGGAAAAAGACCGGATTTGCGTCAACATGGCACCCCGGATGGGCAAATCCCTGCTCGTCTCGTACTACTACCCGGCGTGGTTTATCGCGAATTACCCCGATGCCAAGATCATGATGGTCTCCCACACGGCGGACCTCGCGGTGGACTTTGGCCGGAAGGTGCGGAACTTGGTGGGATCGGAGGCATATCGCGATCTATTCCCTAATATTGAGCTCAGCCAAGACTCCAAGAGCGCGGGACGGTGGAATACGAATTACGGCGGCGAATACTTCGCCGTGGGTGTGGGCGGTGCCATTGCCGGACGGGGTGCAGACCTGCTGCTGATCGACGACCCCCACAATGAGCAGGACATCATCAACGGCAACCTCGACGTTTTCGACAAAGCCTACGAGTGGTACACCACCGGTGCCCGGACGCGACTGATGCCGGGGGGACGTGTAGCTGTTGTACAGACACGGTGGGCGACCAATGACCTGACAGGCCGTTTAGTCCACGATATGACCGTCAACGACGGCGCGGATCAGTTCGAGATCGTGGAGTTTCCGGCAATCCTAGAGAAAGAGGAGCAGGTCACTGCGGAGGAGCCGGAAGACCCGGACGACCCCACATCCCCCCTGCACACGGTCACAAAAACCGTAATCACCCAGCAGTCGTTGTGGCCAGAGCAGTGGCCTCTTGAGGCTCTGTTGCGAACCAAGGCGTCGATGCCGACGTATCAGTGGAACGCCCAGTACATGCAGAACCCCACCTCAGAAGAGGGGGCCATCGTCAAGCGGGAGTGGTGGAAGTGGTGGGAAGAAGAGGAGCCGCCCACCTGCGACTTTATTGTTCAGGCATGGGATACGGCGTTTGAGAAATCCACCCGGTCTGACTACTCTGCCTGCACGACGTGGGGGGTATGGTGGCCCGAGGGTGAAGACCCGAATCGGCCCGGGGCGGTGCAGATTATCCTGCTCGACGCGTTCAAGGACCGGATGGAGTTCCCGGAGCTGAAGGCCGTGGCGTTTGAGAAGTTCAAGGACTGGGAGGCTTACGGTATCCCGATGACGCTGATCGTGGAGAAAAAAGCCTCGGGCGCACCCCTGATCTATGAGCTGCGGCAGATGGGGTTGGTGGTCGGTGAGTATACCCCCAGCCGGGGGCAGGATAAAATCGCCCGGTTGAACAGCGTGTCAGACATGTTCCGCTCTGGTATCGTGTGGGTGCCGAGAACCCGCTGGGCCGAAGAGGTTATTGACGAAGTAGCGTCGTTCCCCGCAGGTCAGCATGACGATTATGTGGACTCGGTGACGTTGGCGTTGATGCGTGTGCGACAGGGTGGGTTTGTCCGACTTCAGAGCGATGAGCCCGACGAACAGAAGTTTTTCAGACGCCGCAGGTATGCGGGGTATTACTGAGAGTGCGTATGGCTGACCCCCAGATCAGTATCCACACGGTGCCCAAAAAGTTGCTTAATGACTGCTGGCCGTTAGTGCATGGGCATTTGACCAAAGCCGCCGAGTATACCTATGGCCGCTATACAGCGGAAGACATCTACCATATGATAGCCAACAACCCAGATGTTCATCTTTGGGCGGCTGCAGACCCAGACTACCGGTGTTATGGCGCGGTGGTCACCGGCTTTACGGCATACCCAAAGCATACGGTACTCAACTTGTTCTTTTGTGGCGGTGACCGGCTGGAGCTGTGGAAAGACCCAATGCTGGCAGAGTTGCGAGCATATGCCAAACAGGTTGGTTGCTCTTGTATCGAACTGGCAGGGCGTAGAGGTTGGGAGAAAATTTTTGAACCGGACGGCGTAAAGGTTCGCTGGACAGTTTGTGAACTACCACTTGAATAAGGAGTAACAGTATGGGACAGACAAACACTGGGTTTCCTCAAGCAACCCAACAGCAATCGCAGATCAACCCGCAACCCGCGCAGGGCAAAGGCGGTGGCCTAGGTGGTGCTCCCCAAATGATGCCGCAGCCGGACCCGGGCGGAGTGAACTCTTTTCCTGCAACTGGTGCTCCCCAAATGATGCCGCAGCCGGACCCGGGCGGAGTGAACTCTTATCCTCCGACCATGGGGCAACCTCCAGCGCAAATTCCATCTCTGATGGGTGGTCTTTTTTCAACCATGGGGCAACCTCTAGCGCAACCTACTCTGCAGTCTGCGCTCTATCCGCAACTGCAGTCGGACGTTTATCAACAAATGCAACAAGCAATGCAACAACAACTACTAGCAATGCAACAACAGCAACAAATGCAACAAGAAATGCAACAACAACAACCAATGCTGCAACCAATG